GACTCAATAAACTCTTTCGCGCAACATCCTCATTGGATCTGCACAATCTTTTAAATGTGCTGCCAACATCTCGTTTCTGTGTGTTGACAGCTGTGTTGATAGGTTTATGCCAGCCACCTTGAGCTTGCCCATCATGGGTGCGTCGCGTCCTGCACCGATAGTCTTCCACAGTGCGCGCCGTATTGTCATGCTCTCGCTTGAAGCAACCCCTTCGGTTACTAGTCTGCGCAAGACAAACGTCAACGCACGCACAGTGGCCTTAACTATCGGCTCATACATGCTGCTTATCGGCACCTGCAAGTCATACTTGCGGTGCAACAGTGCCGCCAGGTCCCAGGCCCCCGGCAAACGACCTAATTCCCTCCGGACCTCGTCCATTGGCGCTTGAGACACCTCAAACATGTACTTCATGTCCACAGGTGCGTCCTCGGCCTCACTGAACCCTCCTACTATCTGGTGCGCTACTTCCATCTTGTTCAGCGTGTCCGGTTCAACCCCGTAACGCCTTGCCATGCGCCGACGCAGCAGGTCTAACAGCCGTGTCATCGTGTCGCCATCCGCGCCTCGGGCCCTCGCCTCACCATCTCTTGTGATTGCGGCCCGCAATAGTGCGCTCGCGTCAGTGGCCAGGGGTGACTCTAGCCTGCTGTGTACTAGAGTGGACACAGCGCGGCTCAAGTATTGACCACTTGATGAGCCCGACCATCTGTCAACGCGTAGAAATTCAGCAACGCAGAATGAGTGGCACTTGACCGGCGAGGCGCGTATGCCGTGTGTTGCCGTCCTGTACATGAACTCCGCCGCACTCAACGGTGTGGTAACTGTCGCCAGCACGTCGTCACCGTTGTGTATCGCCTGTAGGTCGGGTGCTGCATCTAGTGCACCACTCCAGCTGAGATAGACGTAGTTGAGGACGCTGTTCATGAAGGACGTCATACGCCAGCCAGAGAACAGTGTCCCGTTGCATTGGTAATCCTCGCCCCCGGGCCGCACAACGTATTCATTGTCGACCGATGACACCACCCACGACAATGCCTCGACCTGCTCCGCATCCATCGTCCCTCGATACACGTCAAGGTAAGCTTTCAGCACTCCTCGCATCGCTGCATATGAGTGCTGTGAGTTGAAGTCCTCATAATCGAAACAAAACGGTGAACGTCCCCGCAACATGGCTTCGGTTATCTTACTAACGCGCCGCTCGTCTGCTGCTGCGCCGATCGGAAATCTGTCTGGCAGCGCCTGTTCGCATCCAAACATGGCATAACTCGTCACGATGAACGACGTGATGTCCGTACCGTATATTGCCCTGCGCTTACCCCATTCATATTTCTCTGACTCCCAAGCTGCTATAGCCGGTGTCCTGCCCGTGAACGACTGTAAGCTACGAGTTGGCATGCGATTCAATGCCACGAACTTAGTTTTCAGCACCCCTTGTTTACCGGCGACGTACTGCAAGTCCTCCGGGTACTGGCTGTGGAATGAACCGGTTGGCGCCCAGTCCCACCGATCGTCCCAGAAGTCGTCCCAGCGCATCGGCCTCGGGCCCCGGCCTAGTGAACGCCCCTCCATGAACGCTCGCCGTGCGTGCTCACGCGCCTCGCCCTCGGTGATCGGTACTACTGTCGGCTGCGTCCTGTGCATCCGTTCTGTCTCCCAATCAACGTCACCAATGCCCCGGTTGACCAACACTTCCATCTCAAATAGCTCAGTCAGGCTGCTATAAAGCCCGTTCTGCAGTGCTTTCAGGGGTTGCGTGGCATACTTGAGCTGCCTCGCCCATTGTACCGGCCCCGGTGCGTCCCACGCCGCAGCCCGTAGCAGCACCGCCACTGCCCGCTGTGGCGCAACGGCCGCATACGCTGCAATAGTGCCGACGGTCGCGATGCTGACGTCATCCCAGCGCGCCATCAGTGCCACTGCACACACCGCCCACGCGCGCCGCTGAGCCGTCGTGACTTCCCATATGTGCGATGGCCACACGTGTTGATGGTGGTGCGCGGCCACGGCGCTTAGCGGCCAGTCGTCCTTGCGCATGCGCTCCTCTGCCGCAGCATAGTCTGCCGCCGTTATCCGACAGCGCCGGTGCCCGAACAGTCTGTCTACGGCATGGTCGCTGCGTGGGGCTGCCATATCGTAATGCCAGGCCTGTGACACGTAGGCGCCGGCAGCCAGCCTGACTTCATGATCCTCCTCACCCAGTGTGACCAGTGAGGACACGTAAACCGCTTGTACCCCGTGCAGATCTAGCACTACACCGGGATAACACTTATTACCAATGTCTACAATGCGTCGCCCTCCCCGTCCTATCGGTCGTCTGAGGCATACCAGGAAGTGCGTCGCAAGGTTCGGAGATGTTTCAACACTCAACTCACCGACGTCATTGAGCATTGCGGGGAATGCGGCTTCCCCGGCGCCTAGTGCCCTGGCTCCGGACACATCGCCCGCCACCATCAAACCGACGGCGGCGGCTCTGTGTCGCCCGGATCCTCCGGCCCAGGCGGTAGTCCAGGTGGGAGTGTGGCCAAAGGGGGCACCGTTGGGCCGTGTGCCAGTGCCGGTTGAAAACCCATTGCACCAGTCAAATCAGCGTCCGGTCCCACAGTGATGTAACCGGTGGATACCCCGACACCCCCCAGGCCTGGCATGCGTGCTACCAGTGCTATGGCCGGTGCCGTGCCCGCGGGTAGGCTCACCCTTGGTGCCACCAGCCTTGTGCCCAGTGATGGACACCACCACGACGCCTTCCTCGTGACTGTGGCCGTGGCTTTCATGCCAGCCTGCTTGTGTATGGGCGGTAGCGGCATGAACCACCGCTGTCGTTGCTCAGACCGCATGACGCGCACTTTGTGCACGTCGGCAGGTGAGCCCACCGGTAACAGGACCGTCGGCACTGTCGAATCAGTATTCGGGGCGAATGCTACCCACTGCACATTACCGGAGGCTTTGAGATGCAGGTTGTACCCGGCCCAACGATAGTACGCCGCTAAGTTGTCCAGGTCCTGCCCCACATCGACCAGCGCCGACTGTGCGTCAACCGTCACTGTGGCTGCGGAGGCTGGATACAGCGCTGTGTCCCGGCACACCAGCCATTCCTGACCTATGGCCGCTGCAGTACCCCCTGGCCATTGAGGTCCCCCGCAACAGACCTGCGTAGTCTCGCCTACGACACGACTGATGAAGCCTGTTAGCGGCTGTGCGAGCACCTGCACCGTGATCCAGTCATGTGCGAACATCGATTCCACGAGATCATCGACCCCTATCGTGAGACCTTGTTCACCCAACAACGGTGTTGGCACCGAGCGACCGGTTGCATATGCTATCAGCGCGGGCAGCTCGGCCGGTCCGTATCCAAAGGCACTTCGGTCACTGACACGCAGTGCCTCGCCATCCCACGCCGGTCCTACCCGTTTGGCGAACCTGTATACACCCCACAAAGCCAGCGCTTTGTAACGGGCTGCAATCGTGTAGATCCCACCAGCTAGGCGCCTTGCCGCAGTCGGATTTAACACGGCGTCAGGCGTGTGCTGATACGGCCTTTCGTCATACAGCCAATTACCGACACCGCGCATGGCCGCAAAGCCAGGCAACGTAAGTGTGGGCCTGATCCGCAACCAAGTGTGTGCCTCCGCATGTTGCGGCAACACATTCACTGCCGTTTGACACATCATGTGCCAAACCCGCGCAAACGCAGCGCCTAAGCGGTTGTTTGTCACATATGCATCGAGAGCGCGCCAGGCATCACGAGGTGAACTGACAAACGCATGCATGCGCTCGTAATCTGTGTCCCGTATCTCTGCCCCTACGTAATGGACCCGCGTCGTTAACTGAGGCATGTCGACATCGAACGCTAAATTCGTTGTCCGATGCCTACCCGTCAGGTGTGCCACCACCCAGGCCGCGTCGACAGTGCGCATCGCTGCGGTATTAATGACTGGCCGCACCCGCACTGGCCTGGTTGCCTCTTGCAGTGCAAACTGTACGTAATCGTCAGCTGTCCACAGGTCGTGGGCGCCCCCATCAAGTGCCCATTTCGGCTGGACTGGCTCGAACGCTTGTGACACGCCCATCAATGCAGCCCTGTCGATGGCCACGTGCCCATTCGAGTAACGTGGCACTGCCGCGTCGCGGTATAAGCCCCCGTTGTTGTCATACCAGTCCGCCAGCATTGCCGACACCAACATGTTGTACAACAGTGCATCCTGGCTGTCAACCCAGTTCGCATTGGCCAATTCTCGAGCAAAGATTGTCAAATCCATTGGTGAGAACGTGCCGGTTTCTCGCATCTTGACTAGTGCTGCATCCGGCTTGATCGTGCCGGTGTCGTCCACTAGCAGGGCTGCGATGCCCTGATGATCAGTTTGCACCCCTGTCATCACCACACGGGTGATCCCAGCTAGCGTGTACCCATCGGACACAGTGAATTCGCGATGTCCTTTCACACCGTCGACATTGAGCTCTAAGTGAACTCGGACGTTTTCACCGAACGCCCCGTTTGTTCCTGCAATATCTGCAGGGGTCATACCATTCGAAACGGCATGAGTGATAAAATCCTTGTTCAAAGACATGTTTATTGAGTCGTTGATATTGTAAAGCAAAAAATTCTCGGGATTTT